GGTACTTTTACTGCAACTGCGCCTGGACCTGCCCAACTAGAATAGTCGGAAATAGTCGGCATCAAGATGCTCTTTTGCTTTAATACTTGTTGAACGATATTAGCTACAACAGTTTGTTGAACTGCTGAAACTTCCGTTGCTCCAATTTCTGCCATTTTAAATCCCCTTTAAAAAGTTATTTTTTATTCATGAAAATCATTTTTGCTTGCTCTGAGAGGGGCAAAGTTTTCCAGTCAACCGGAGCATTGTGCGCACTAGGCACACCAGCACCAGTTCGAGGAGGCATCTTATTCCTTGAGAAAAGATACTCGCGATCTTTACGCTGTCTCTCCACAAGGTCTTTGACTTGTTCCATGTTAACTTGAAAATCATCATCAACGTCGATCTCACTGAGATCACATAATTGAACAAGATCGTTAACATTAGTACACCCCAACTTTAAAGCTTCTCTCTCTACGGCGCCAGAAATTGATTTGAAAGCAAAAGCCCCCACAGCCTTTTTGTATCTCATTTCAGTCTCAGTTAACCGCTTTTTGGTCGTATCCAAAAGCTCAGCAGTTTTACCTTCAGCAGATAACTTCTCATCCGTAAGTGTGCGAAGTTGACTATCCATATCGTGAAACTTCTCCTCTAAACGCTTCTTTTCAGATAAAAGTTTTCGATATGTATCATAGTTAACAACATCCTTGCTCGATGTTCGCTCGCTACTAGCTGAATGTTCTGTTTGAGCATTTGATTCCGCTTCAACCCCACCGGAGTCTGACGGCGCGCCACGGGCACCTTTTACTTCCTCTGCCATTGTATATCCCCTTTATTATTTATCAAGTCCAAATTATTTCAGACTTATTTAAGTTTTAATCTCTTCAATTGCTTTCTAAGCGATCTCACGAGTTCCCTCTTTAATACTTCGATACCATCGTCATCTATTCCTAGAAATGGTCTGCCCTGCGCAGCTACATATTCAGCGACTTTCTGATTTGTCAGAGATTTCTTCTCTCCTGGTAGCTTGCGACGATTACCCTCCGGTCGAATAAATATCTCAGCAAAGTCAGCCCCTTTTTTTGCAGTAGCAACTAAAGATCTTAGTAACTGCCCACTAAACGTCAAGTTAGATAAGTCAGGCGTGAAGAACTCTTTATCAACGTGCTTAAGCCTTTCGTCTGGTTCTTGAATCGCTATTCTCTCGCCATTCTTATTAGTTCGAAATGTAACTGCACCTTGGCGCATTGCGATGTAGCTATCTGACAATCTATGAAGCTTAGTTTTTTTAAATTTCCTGCCTGACTTTGTATCTTTACTTTTTTGAATTGCCATCGTGTAGCCAGATCTAGTTGTGGCCTGAATGCGCTTTAGTGCCATGATGGCTAATTTTGCTAAAGTAGTCGTATCTGTGAACTCACTCTTAAAGAATGCTCTCAGAGATGTGGCTAATTTATCTAAGCCTATGATGCGCTTATTCGCCATCGTTGATCTCATCTATTAGATCTAGAAGCTTTTCTTCAGCAGCTTTTTTGCCGTCAGTTCTTTCAACCTTAATTATTTCTTTTATCTTAGGCTTATATGCCTTAACTATCTCTTGTAACTCTGATTTAGTGATACCAAAGAATGGTCTTGGCTTAACAGTGTCGCCGGTTATGTGATTAAATGCCTTAGCGTTTTGTTCGCTGTCATCCCAACCGATAGTTATCGTGTCTTTAGTCTCATCTGTTAAATCAATCAGGTTAAGCATATCGCCAGTTAGTTTTAAATTAACTTTGCCTTTAGATTTGCCGAAAGCCCTAAACTCTGGGCTGTCTATATAATCTTTCGAATAGCCTGGGAAAGTCACATTAGATGCATTGCCGTTAGAGCTAAACTTAACGCCGTTACCGCCCTCAGTTCTAGCTCTAATTCTCTCGATCATGTCCTCTGCGATTATCTGCTTTAAAGAATCTAGACCTTTAAAATCAATGCCGAAAGCCTCAGACAAATCTATCGTCTGAGAGACTTCATCTTGAGTTACCTTCGGCGGTTTAAAAGCCATCTATGCTTCACCATCTTGGTCAGATAATTCTAGTTGGTCTTCGTCTTGATTCTCGTCTGCGACCTCATCTTCAGGGCTAACTTGATCAGCCATCTTATCAGCGTCACCTGGATTAAATTGCGTCAATTGAACTGGCACATTTATTTGCTCATCAGCATCGATCTCTTTTAGCATCTTATCTGCAATGTCTTCATCGACGCCGTAGATTTTCATAATAGCCATCTGCTTAGTCATTAAAGATTTCTCTCTTAATTTAATAACCGAGTCTTCAATCTCCATTTGAGTTTGAATAGACTGAGGCTCTGCAAATTTAACAGACAATTTCGAATCATCTGGGATATTAGGCCCGCGTAATTCTTGAACGAAAACATCTGTGCCCTGATATGCATTATTCCACAACTTAACTAGTTCAAATACTTGCTCCTCTGCCCAGCGATAGAGATCGATATCGTCCTTAGAAGCTTCGAAACGCTCTATCATTGCTAGAAGCCTCTCGACCCCCGAAGAGAAGCTCTTAGCGTCAAGTGAGCCTGAAACTGTTTTCGGATCTGCACCGATAGATGTTAAAAATACTCTTAGTAAAGAATCATAAAAAGCCAATGTGTTGCCAAGATCTGGACTAGGTGACACGAACTCAAACTTAGGCTGTGTTTGCTTATTCGGATCAAGCTCCATGAAGAGAACTTTAGTCGGCCCGATAGTTAAATCAGTAGGCGCTTTCTCTGCATAAATAACAGCTTGCGCATAACCTTGAAGCTTAATAATAGTAGCGATGTCACATAACATAGCGCCTTGATCGACTGTGAATTCAAATGTGCTGTTATTTCTACGAACCCAATACTCAAAATCTTTATCGATTGAGATATCAACGAAAGGTAATTTACCAATCGGGTTCTCAACCTCTTCACTTAAAATGTTACCGTTACCGTCCATCATGAAATTAAGTTCATTAGTCCAGACTTCGAATCGCTTAGCTGCTTTCTCTTTGTAATCGTCACCGTCTGCGATCAATTGATTTCTGCCATCGATAGTTTGACCGGATGGGTTCACCTGTCTAGCCGGCACATTAGCAGGATCAGAAATAGAATTAGAGTTGCCTTGAATGTATTGATACTTATCAAACACTGATAAAATAACTGCAAATGCTTTCTCTGGATTCGTCTCATCGGGCACCACATCAACTTGATGAGGCCAGAAAGTTCTAAATGCAATTATCCCATCAGCAGGTACAACCTGTAACATCGATTGCTGATTAGCTTTAAATATCTTATTTGATTTCTTTAACTTAATGTTAGCTCTAGCGAGTTTATAAATGTTCTCGATATGCTCTTGTTGCTCATCATTTGTCTTAGAGTAATTTCTAATTGGCTCAGTTTTATAGATAGAGGCTTGCTCGTTGATAACTCTCTGAGCAATGTTGATAGAGGTAATTTTTCTCATCTCGCCAACTGTTTTGCGAGAGAATTCGCTCTCTAATTTCTCAACTATGTATTTCTTCTGTCTACCTGCTAAGATTTCAAATCGCTCAAGACTTTCTGCTTTGCGAGATTTATTCTCTTCACCTAGAATTTCATCGATGATTTGTTTTCTTACCTGTGGATTAAGTAGATCTGGATTTGCCATGTATTACCTCTGTAGCATTTGAACTGAGTGTTTCTTTTTAAATAACGGATTCGCGTACCAACAAAAATAGCCTAGTGCATCCGAGATGTGAGTCAAGGATGCATCATTCGTTTCGGGCAATGTTGTTTTCTCCTTGTACGTTACTTGCTCTAGGTCCCGAATTAGCTTAACACATTTATCTGAAATTTCTATTTGCTCGCGCTCGAAAAGACCGTTCATATTATTATAGCGATCCATGCGAAAAGGGTTTCCAGTGCCCTCAACTTTAAATCCTCTACGCCGCAAAATCTCGTGATCACTTAGACCAAAGCCCGATGTCTTTAATGCTTTACCTGTCGCGTCAGGGATTATAGTTAGACCTCGACCATATCGCTCTAATAATAATGCCGCCATTTCCTCAGTGTTCGAGTCGCTTAGCCAAATCTCATCATAGACTTTTATCTTGCCGTCGATGTGCTGACACATTGTCGCAGTCATTGGGTTTATATTGAAATCCATACCGACATAGATAGGGTATCTAGAATCATAGCTAACTGTTTTAATGTGCTTAGTCCTATCAAATGCGTAGTAAATGCGCCCTGAAGTGACGTTAACAAACTCAGCTAACACCTCTTGAGCGTAGATCTTAGAGTCAAATGAGTTCTTCATCGACTCTAAATACTCAGGCGGTAAGTGTTTATTAGCAGAAGATGGCGCATGAATAAGCCTATGATGCTTAGTTTTCTTATCGCCTACGAAGTAGTCATATAAATAATTAAACCCAAATGGCGTCGATGTATATCTAGCCTTTAGTCCATTAACCCCAGACTTATCTCGAAGCCTCCCGGTTAAGACATGAAATGCCTCAATGCTTGTGTCTCTTGTTTCATCATTCCAAATTTTTGCCACCTCAACACCACGTACGTTGTCTGGGTTATCAAGTGAGTAGCAATACCAGAACGCATCTTCAATTCTTAGCCAGCCTTTATTTTCATTTAAGCTGTAGTCAATGCCATTCTCATCGCACTCTCTAAATAGAGTTGCAAGAGTAGCGTTTCTTAACTGTCGATATGTGTTTGCGCAGATAAGCCCCTTAGGTCTAGGGTCTGTTAGTGATTCATTGATAACGAACCATGCGCCGGCTGTACTCTTGCCCCCGCCCAAACCCGCAGCAAGCAAAACAAATTGCTCTTTAGCAGTGACGAAATCATATTGATGCTTAAGAAGTTTCTTCGTCATTATCCATGATGATTCTAAGCGGCTCGCGCTTAGTGTCAATCATGCCGCCGGATTTAATGCCAAGCTCTTCAGCTCGCTTTTTAGCATAAGCTAATTCAGCTTCCATGATACGCATTGAAACTTTAATGCACTCAGGATGACTAAAATCATTTAAGCACTTAACTATATTCTCTAGAGATTTGTTCTTAAGCATACCGACTGACTCGAACATTATCTCTTCATTCTTAGCTCTTATGCGCTTGATCTCTTGCTTGCGCTTTTTAATAGCAGTAGCTATTTCAGGTAGCGATATCCATGCCTGGACTTTGGCCTCGCCGTATATGTCGAAAAAGTAATTTGCATCAAAAGGCATCGATGCAAAATCATCTATAAAGTCTATCTGCTCTTTAGTCAGTTCTATCACCAATTATAACCTAGGCGTGTTATTTAGTTTTGTAAAGTCCAGGTCATCGGCTCGCCATTGCGCTTAATATCTTGCTTGCCAGTGTATTTGCACCAGCGCGACACAAGATCTGTGCGATCTTTCCCTTTTCTCGTATCTAGCCATTTATGACACTTTCTGCAAAGGCGTATCCAGTCTGTAATATCTTCTTTGTATTCACCACTTAAGTTAGCCCAATCAATATATTTAGCTGTTTTATTACAAGCAGCACACTGAGTTGGCTTTCCATATTTAGACGTTAACCTTTTGTGTTTTGCTGAATATCCAGCTTGTGCGCCCTTCCACTGGGGGCTAGCGCTGCCTAGCAATCTAATTTTGTAATGTGTATCTCGGCATTTTTTATCGCAATAAACTTTACGACCACTGTACGCCATAAATGGTTTAAGACAATTAAGACATTTTGATTCTATCTTAGGGCTTCGAACAGACCAGCACTCTTTAGAACAATACTTCTGTTTTCGTTCTTTAAAATCTTTTACTGCTCTGAAATCTTTATGGCAAATAGGACAAATTCCTACTCTTGCTCTATAAAGGTCAGGTCTCTTTTCGCCTTTTCGCACAGACATCACTCCATATAGTTTTTGAACCATCTTTATTTAACAAGTAGACATCATTACGTCCAGTGTACTTCATCCATCGCTCAATTATTACCGAAATATAATGCTCATCCAGTTCCATCATGTAGCATTTACGCTTTGTCTTTTCACAGGCGATTAGGGTTGAGCCTGAACCGCCGAAGAGGTCGAGCACGCTGCCTCTTTCTGGGCTAGAGATTTTCATATAGGATTCGATGTAGTCGCGTAGCAGGTTTTTGCTACAGAAGGCATAAATTGTGGGCGCATTTAACATAGACAGAACACTATAAAACCCTGCCGGTTCAAATTCATTTAAATTTGAGTCTCTGAGCTTTTTTCGTGACTCGCGGCCTTCATCTAAAAAGCCACCAACGCTTGCGCTTTGGCGATAAGGCGGGTCAGTAAAAACCATGTCAGCCTCCTCGCCATTCATTAACAATTCAACTGTAGCTTTATCAGTAGAGTCGCCGCATACAAGTCTATGTTCGCCCAGCTCGTACACATCGCCTAATTTACTTATCGAATTAGTTACTTCTGGAACTTCATCTTCATCACACCCAGGAGTTTCATCGCTGAGTAGCTCGAGCTTCTCCTCTAATCCAAGTAGCTCGTGATCAAAAGAGTCACCTAATATAACTCCGATCTCATTTAGCATTTCAACATCTGTTTCAGCTAACTCGGCGATCTTGTTATCCGCCACCATATCCGCCATCTCTTGAGCCTCATCTTCGTAGTCTTGATAATCAACTGCAGCTTTATCCCAGCCGAGAAGTTGAAGCGCCATTAACCGACCGTGACCTTTAGTGATAAAACCAGACCGCTTGCTAACAACTATCGGCGATCTTTGACCCTGATAGTTTATGATCTTAGCAAGCATTTCAATCTGTCTATCACTATGCTTATTCGGATTCCTTGGGTTAGGTTTAAGACTAGATAATTCTACTAACTCATCGTGAGCGCAATCGACCTTCATATGTATAGACTCCCCTGCTAGAGGTATCAATTTGACACGCTCAAATCGAATATAGTCAAGGCTTATTATTTGATTGACAATTGTATAGCAATGCGTTATTATACATATATAACATTACATAACAAAGGTGGTATAAATGAAATAT